CTACAGCTGTAAGAGCCAACCCAGTAGACACGTATAGCAGATCGCACAGCTCTTTCAAGTGTTCCTCTGTGCCATACTCTTCAGCAAATAACTCTTCTAACTCCTCATCAATAAGCTTAACCCACAGGCGTGGATCAAGAGAGCCGTTGAATGCAACAATAAACTCAGCAACCTTCTCGTGTGGCATCTGAGGTTTCATTGCTTCTATGTCTGTCTCATTAATCATGCGCTACCCTCTGTTTTAGTCCACTTGTTTAGTGTATATACATTACCATCCTGTAATACGTCAAGCCCTTCTTCTTCATCTTCTTCAATACCCATCAAATAATTTCTACGCTCTTCTACTATTTCATATATATCAGGATTGTCTTTAGCTACATCTAAGAAGGTAGACATCATAGTAGCCATATTGAGAATGTGCATACGAACCGCAAGCGGTACAGGTGTATCCTCTGACATAACTAAAGAGATGTCTACATCACCATCCCAGTCTTCTTCATAATTTGTAGGCCGTAACACGATAGCAATGTCTTCTGGTTTAAGTTCTTGTGTCACTTGGTATCCTTCCGTTTAGTCTTCAGTTCTATGCGTTTCAGTTTAATCTCTTCGCCTGACTCGCTTAACCATTCTTCTGGTATTACACGATTAGACCACAGGAAGCCATACTTATCACACCAGTCACAGTATCGAGACTTAGCACCCTTATACAGCTTAGCTTTAGCGTTACTAAATACAAACCGAATGTCTAACTCAGGGTGTTGTGCCTTAATCTCACGATGCTTACGCCTGTCAGCATTATCAAATATGCCCTTGCTCTCAACTATGATGCCATTGTCTAACACAAAGTCTGGCGTGTAGGTGCGATACTTTAGATCTTCCCACTCTACCTTTAGATCTTCGTACCTGACTGTGTGCTGCTTATCCTGCAACCACGCAGCAATCTCTTTCTCAAGACCGCTACGATAGTTGTTAGTGTGTCTACGCTTCGCCATCAGCATCACTCTGTGTGTCAATGTATACGTAGTCAACCATAGGAGGGTTCTTAGCCTTAGAGCTAGGCGAAGGAACAGTTTGAAGCCCAGGCCAGCATTTGTGTTTGAATGCACAGAAGCCACACTCTGTACCTAGCTTTAGGTTGCCTGTCTCTTTGCGATAGAACGTCTCTTTGATAGGCTCAAAGCAACGCTCAAAGGGCTTGTCTTCGTTGATGTAGTCAGTAAGCTCTTCGATACCTTCCAGTACAGCTGCTTTGTCTACACCCTCTGCTGAGACGTATTTAAACTCACCATTAGCCTTGTTGACTACCCACCATCCACCGACACCCTTACCTGCGCCCTCTGCGTAGCCTACGAGCTGTGGGATGTATCCAAAGCTGTCACCTGTAGCCAACGCCTCAAAGGATGCAAACTTGTTCTGGTAGGACCACGGAGAGGCTGACTTAACATCGTCAATCTTACCGTCCAGCTCCATGTCATACTCACCACGGATCTCTGTACCGTTAGGCAGCTTGAGAGTAACGTAGTCGTTATCCTTGAAGTCTACGTTAGCTGCTCTCATGATACCCTTGAACACAGCCTCAACAATATCACCAAGGATCATGTTCATAAGGAAGTGTGGTGGGAAGGGTGTCTTATCTGCTGGATCGTTCTTCTCATACCATAGCTGACACTTAGGCTTACCAATGTTAGACATACGTAAGCGAAACTTGTCACGAGGACCACTATCAAACTGCTTAAACAGTGCAGCCTTAACATCGGAGGCGACTTTATCAGCCACCTCCTCTGTCATAGTAGTCTCACCAGCCATAGCCTTCTGTAGGAACGAGAAGATTGCTAATTCTGCTGGATGCTCCATTAGTATGCTGCCTCTTCTACATCAATGATAGAACCTACAAGGGCTGCATCCTCTGCATCCATGCTTTTGCTGGAACGGTCGTGGTGCAAGTCCATGATCTTAGCATTAGAGTATTGGATGTAGGACAAGAAGTCCGCTGCAGTCTGTTGCATGTAAAGATTATCATCATCTGATGGTTCAACAATACTTCCTACAGAAGAGGAAATATACCCAAAGGTAGAGCCGTTTGGAAGTGCCGCCTCTTCACCAGTAAGAGTAATAGATGTCATGTGTGGTAGGCTATTCTTACGAGCAATAGCTTTTTGAGATGCGTCAATACTTTTTAGACTATCACGGTTCTTTACATCCATGATGAATGGAATATCAACGTATTCACCACTAATAGGCGAACCTGTGTTATCTACAGGGTTCTTGATAGTTACTGTACCCATGAAGATCTTCACACGCTTAACTGTACGGATGACATCTTTAGTAGCCTCTGGCAGAGCGTTGAAGTCTTCGATGTAACCAGAAGGGCGTCCCAAGTTAAAGCCACCTACGCTATCCTGTAGGTCATTATTAACTGAGCGGCTCATGACTGACTTCTCCATCTCATTAGTAGAGGAATTCCAGCGTTGCCACTGTAGACGATCTGTAAGGATGCGAACCTCGATGCTCTCTGCATAGAATACGTCATCACCTAGTGTGATTTTGTATGCACCTACGGGTACAACATCTGTCTTGATCTTCTTACCGCCAAGCTCAACCTCACCCCTGATGGCGCTGCTAAGAATGTTGATACGAGCCAAAGCGTTTCGCTGCTCTGAGCTTTGTTTAGGATCGCCCATCAGTTCTGCCAATGGGTTAGATGATCCTGTTGTTGCTAGTTCTGTACTCATTTTATACCTCTTGAGTTTGTTGTCAAAGAACCTAAGTTATACCACTATACGTCTTGTACGTCAAGCCAATTCGGCCCTATTTTAGACTCTAATAGTAGTGGTACATTCATCTTTACGTTGTAGGCTTTCTCTATTAGATCAGTCAAGCCTTCATTCATGTCATCAATAATCTGTAGTACTTTCTCCTTCTCCTCTGGGTGAATGTCTATAACCATCGAGTCGTGAACAGTGTTCACTAAGCAAGATTGTAGACCTTTCATCCTCTCCTCTAGTTCGATTAGCACAACAGGAACAACATCACCAGTAGCAAAACCTTGCACTGGGTAGTTTTTAATCATGGTGAAGTGTGATACACCACCACGAGAGTTGCGCTTAACATCAGGGAATGCGTACTGCCGCCCTGACACATTAACAATCTTGTTAAACCTTACAGCTTCATCAGCCAAGTTCTTATGCCAGTTAGCTATACCCGCATACTTCTCAATGAAGTGGATGTAGTAGGCTTCCTCTGCCTTAGACCTGCCATATCCTGTAGCCCCAAAGAGAGGTGCAAAGGTATGAGCCTTGGCTTCCTGACGTGACGTATGTTGTCCTGCATCAGAGATAACCTGTGCAGTATAGCTGTGTACGTCAAACCCTGTAGCAATCTCCTCCATAGCAACTTCATCCTGAGACAAGTATGCAGCTACCCTAAATTCAAGCTGAGCAAAGTCAGCCTCACAGATGTAACCGCCATCCCAGCGAGACACAAACACCCTCTTTACGGGAAACGTCCCGCCTCTTGGCATGTTTTGCATGTTGGGATTTCTTCCACTAAAACGTCCTGTTGCAGTAATGTGTTGGGTGAGTCCCACATGCAGGAAACCGTCTGACTTGGTGAAGGTGTCGATACCCTCCACAAAACTAGAGAGGTAGCTACTAACAGCAGAAAGACGCTTAAGGTCAGTAAGAAACTCAACAGCAGATCCCATATTGTTTGTTTTAGCAGTCCCAACAAGTACATCTAAGTTATCCTTTCCTGTGCTAAACCCGTTAGCGCTTACCCACTTCTTGCTTGGCGCACCAAACCCTAGTCCTGCCATATGATTAAGCTCTCTCAAGCCATAGCCACGAGCATCACAGTCCTTGCACTTGTTAGGCTTAGCAAACTTAGTGCCATCCTTCTTGATCTTGTACGTCTTGCCTGTACCTGTGCATGTAGGGCAGGTGAAAGCCTTAGTACGTTTGATTATCGCACTGTTCTTATCTACAGCCTGCTTAAACTCTTTCTTGTCACGCACATGCTCAAACAGGTTAGCCCACTCTTTCTTGTTGTTAACCTTACGAGAGAACACAACCTGGGACATCTGCTCTGGTGAGTTAAGATTGATAGGTGTGTCACCCATGATCTCACGTACCTTGTGTTGCAGTCTATCCTCAATGTCAGCCTTCTCACGTTCAAACTCTAGTCGTACTGCATCAAG